CCTAAATTATCTCCAATAGGGAGCAACTAGGTATGAAGTTGAAGCACTATTCAGTACTGCATTCATCTTTCGCGTACTCTCACATTGAGGAGTGTACGCTGTACTACGATAGGCGTTCTAAGACGAATATCGTACCGCCGAGCCTCGCACCATATGTGCGGGGCACGCACAACTTGTATCTGAAGCAGATACCAAGTTCGTTAACACTTCGAAAGGCGGGTTCCCGCCTATCGAAGGAAGTAGAGCCCTATCTAGCGGAAGATGGGTTCTTCAACCTGTCCCTCGATAGCGAGGGAAACAGGGACTCCGAGATAGAGGATTCTCTATACCCGGATGAGCCGTCACAGGACGCAAGTTCTGATGACGACGACGTCCCCTTCCGTCAGCAAACTGACGGTCGGGTGGTCTACGAGGACCCATTTCGGATCCTCGCAGCATGGGCTTTCTCCTCCCAATATATGGAGGAGAAGCCAAAGATTAATGTCTGGCCGGGGGGTACCCACCGGCTACAGGACAAGATCACTCCCGCACTATGCGGAAGTGACCGAAAGAACGTGACTTGGTTTACCAAGATCACGTCTCATGAAGAGAAGATGTACTTACTCTTCAATCACACCCACTGGGGTCATAGACTCCAGTCGGCACGCCATTCGGCGAAAGGCACTGATCCTCTGAGGAACTTTGCCAATACTCTCTTCCGAAGAATCTCATTCTTCATTAGAGGAAAACGCGACCCCATCTGGACAGATGAGGAGGCGAACGCTTTTGCTGACTACTCAGCAGAGCGCAATAAGACCTACAGGGCACAAAGGCTCTTGGAGGTACTGAAAACCGTTGACGGACTCTTCCTTCAACGGTTCTTATCCTACCCAGAAGAAATCTGGACGTGGGAAAAATACGATTTGTTTGTCTTACAAGCAATATCGATACTCCTCACCGACGAATTCATCGACGGTGAGGTCACTGACTACTCACTAGATGAGCAAGTCACTCATTACGAGGAGCTAAAGCGCGCTCGTAAGAAGTTCAAACAAGTCATACACTTGGATGAACCGCTGGATGGCATCTCCAGCATGGAAGACGTACCCCGCTGGGTACAGTCATTCCTCGGACCGGCCTGGAACAGGGCGGTCCGACATGAAGGTTTCTCGAGGCTTTACCTCGCAGGAACTCTGTCCCAGACGAGAGGATCTGGGACCCCACCTCCTTTGGTCGTCTTACGATCAAAAAGGAAGTTCATTCTGTCGGTGGATTCTCCACCGCCAGAAGTTACAGCAACGCAGCAGGCTCTATTTGAGGCTGCGTTGGATGATGTGATGGGGGAAATCCCTGATCACATCTTTACAGGACTGGACACGAAAGCTCGGGTCACAGTCACAGGCTCTGCCTGTTGGGAAGCCAACAGGAGAGAGGGCGGAACAGCCCAAGCCATACTTGACCTCATGGCCAAGTATGAAGAGATGCCCATTCCCATAAGGGACATGGACTCTGGAAAAGTTACTCGATACCTCCCTAAGGAAGGCTTCGAGTCTATCGGCAGCGCGGTTTTCCACGCATGCCTGGATGAGGTCCTCTATATGCCTATAGAAGATCTACGAAAGGTTCACCTCACAGTTGTGAGGGAGCCTAGTAAAGCTCGCGTCGTCACTAAAGGCGTCGCGGCCTTGAAGATCGTGTTAGACACGGTCTCCAAGATATGCTCTCATCCCCTAAAGAAGGGGATCAAGAGCTCACAATCCGGGATGGGCGCTTCCCACCACGGATGGAATCTCTTCCGGGACTTTTCCTCGGATGAGATGTTTAACCTCCTGTTTACGGAAGACCGTAAAAGGAGAACAGAAGACGCTTTCAATGATCACATTGATAGGGTCCAGCGCTGGCAAGACCTATGGTTTTGCAGCACAGATTACCAAGAGGCCACTGACCGAATGGTACACGCATTTGCCCGCCCAGTGGCGAGTAAATGGATGAGGAAGTGTGGGATTCCCCCACTACTCCAAGGTATAGTCCTCGGTGTGTGTTTTCAACCGAGAACTGTTTACTTTACGGCCACTGGGCCGTTAAGTAAACTTGGTCGCGCGGTCGACGACCAAGTGAGAGCCTGCACCCTGTACAGGGGGGTTCTCATGGGAGATCCACTTACAAAAGTGGTACTCCACTTCTCGAATATTATATCGAGAAAGATCGGCGAAGGCATAGCCTCCGGCGAGATCTTCAGACATTTCCGAAATTCTTCGGAATGTACTGAGGCTTATCTGAGAGGAGTCTCAGAAGGCCTTAATACCACGTTTGGATTACCCTAGCGTGGCGTATAACACAGGGCTCCTATTGGAGCGGCCATATGTTA